CCCTATTTCGTACGTGTGTTCTTTTCTGTCCCATATCTTGCCAGCTCTTTGAGTAAGCCGACCACGGAGATAACGGTAACAGTTATCAGGGACAATCTTTAAGGTATTGCTTGGAACAATAATCTCATCGGATACGTTCGGGGCAATACTGTATTCGTAATCTGTGTTGAACTCCCAGCCTTCTGTCTGTACTCGGCGGGATGTTTCGTGAAGTATCTGCTCAGCTGTGACAGCGTCAACAAAGGAAGTAGAACCACCTTCGGAGGGCAGAGAGTCGATTGGAGATTGACCTATAGTACCCAGCATCACGTTGACTGCTTCTAGGGCAGTTGTAGGTGTCATGTCTAAAGACATTGTAGGCTCCAGTTATTTAATTAAGAAAAAAAAGGGAGAGACAATAAAGTCTCCCCCTTTGGTTTGAACAAAAGTTCTATTAAGAAGTTTTCATCTCAACAGAGCTTTCAGGACGGAGGATACCGTGACCAACCGCAAGCTTTGCGATTACCCAGTAACCCTGTCTACGCATGTCGTAGCCAGCGTCCATGCCCAAGTCCATCAGTTTGACGGTACCAGCAGCAGACTTGTGATATACACACTGAGTCGTGGTGCTAAAGTTACCCTGATAGGCTGAGGGGCCGCCAGTGACGTTGGTGCTAGGCAGGTTGTTAGTTTTAACAACGTGTATGCCAGCTACCTTCAGCACTTCACCTTCGGCGTAAGAACCAGCACCACCCCAATCGCGGTTAATGACGTTAGTCGTTTCCGCAAGCAGGTAGTAGTGAGCAGGTTTAATGTTCATGTAGCGCTCAGACTCAGGGATGTCATTTTCATCCAACTGCTCTGCGGCATCGAACATACCAGAGGCGATAGTAGAACCAGTCGTACCGTAAGCAGCGTTCGTCAGAACTGTACCACCCGGGTTACCGGTGATAGTTGCAGACGCACGAGCGGCGAGTACTAGAATCTGCTGGATGTGCTGGTCAAGAGTCTTAGCCAGTACAGCACCCTGTTCTTTCGTGTAGACAGAACGCAGGTCGTAGTGATTCTTAGCTTCGTCGACAGAAGCAAGGAAAGTGTCAGCAACCAGAAGGTCGTCGATGACGATAACTTTCTCGTTGTGATTGATAGCAGTACCTACCAGTTCGTTACCAGGAGTATGGTATGCAGCGGTTGCGAGACCAACTACGGGGAACTGAGCAGACTTACCAGAAGCGATAGAACGAACGATGTGTTTGTCCATCATTACGTTTTCGCGCTCGAAGGTCTTTAGAACTTCACCAGCGTAGACTTTAAGAAACAGAGCATCTACGTCACCGGCACCATTCACCTGACCAATTCGAGAAACTGTTGCGTTACTCATTAGTGAAATACCTCATTAAAGGTTGATTGATTAAACATGTGCTTCATTGCGAAGCGGATAGGGATGTCAATTAATCTTCACCATCGGTTCCCATGAGTTGTCCACCACGGTGGGCTTACGGTAATTCTTTGGATTTGATTTGTTAGACTTGTGAATTAAAGATACTGTTCGGGGATGCAGCTATCTTCTTCTCCACTTCAGCCCGAAAGGCTGGGTCAGTGTCATACTTCGGGTCGTTCATGTCAGCCATCATTGCGGCTTTAGATGAATAACCATTACCAGTACGCACTTCCTCGTCACCATTTTGCAGGTTCGGAGTTTGTTCTTGTGCAGCTTTGTACTTATCAGCAAGACCAGAGATAGCCATAATGGCGCGGTTAGCGTCACCTGAATCAATGGATTTGTTGAACTCAGTTACTTCCTCAGCTGACAGCTTAGCTGCAGCCCAAGGGAGCATCTTCTCGTACTCGGCTTTACCACCCGCAGCATCGTACAGTTTCTGTTCGGCTGCAGCTTTGACTGCTTGTTGTCCAGCTACGTAGCTGTCAACAAACCCTTTGTCAAAACCAAGCTTCTCTAGGTTTTCGTAGGATTGTTCGGAGAGTTCTCCGGTCGCTGCGAATTCCTCTTGCAGAGCTTGCATGTTAAGTGTTGCGGGAGCATCAGTTTTATCGCTTTCATTTCCCTCAGGCCCGTCAGTATTATCATCTCCAGATTCACCATCATCTGAGTCAGCATTCTCAGCAGGTTTCTGCTGTGCTTTCTCTGAGGCTTTCTGTCGGTGGTACTCGGTTTCTTTGTTCCATGCAGCAAAGTTGATTACACCTGTGTCTTTGTCCCAATACTTATCAGGAACACCTTCAGGCTTCTTCAACGGTTCTTTGTCTGATTCGTCGTTATTACTTTGGGCATCGTCGGCATTGTCTTCTTCAGAAGAGTTGTCGTCGTTGTTATCCTCAGTCGTTTCGAAAGGCTTGATGAGTCTGTCTTCAGCGAGTTGCACTAAAGCTTCATCATATTCAGGGGTACCAGGAATAGGCTCCAGTACCTCTTCATTGCCGTTCGTATCAGGCTTATCAGGCATGATTAGCTGTATTCGACTTTCGTTACAGATTTATCTTTACCTTCGCCACGAACGATGTCGCGTTTGAAGGAACCCTTAGTAGCAGCTCGTCGAGCAGCAACAATTGGGCTATCAGATTCACGAGCGTCAGAATCTTTCAATCCTTCCTTCTCTGGAACCTGCGTTGTTACGGGTGTGGCATCAGCCATTGTTCATACCTCGTTATGTTTGGGGTTGGGGTTGTGCTCCACCGGACTGAGCCATGGCACTAAACTGTTTCATTGCTTCAGGGCCAAGGGTTCTAACTATGTCCTGAATCTGAGCCTGCTGAGTTGCCTGAGCTACCTCTTCTTCACTCTTAAGTAAGTCATCAACATTCAAGCTCAATGCTGCAGCTCGTTGTCTCAGGTACTCGTTAAGCTTGACGTAGGTGTTCGCCAGTTCGGGGGATAAATTAAATATTCCAGTTACCCATTGGTCTAACTTCAGAAGGTCGGCATTTCTGCCAAGGGCATCAAGACCAGTAACAATGATTGGCTTGACCAGTTCATCAGGTAGGATTGGTAACTTCTCTTTCTTTTCAAGATTAACAACAAGTCGTGTGACCAGAGGAATCTGAAAGTCCTGAGCAAGTACGGAGTAGATACCACCAAGCGCATCATCAAGTTCAACAGCCATGAAACGAATCTCTTCAGCTGTAACTCTTTCGGCATCTCTTGTGACACTACCACGTAATAGGAAAGCTTGATTGAGTCGTCCTTCAATCTTATCCATCATCTCACTGGCAACACGGAAGTCATTAAACTTCTCAAGCTGCAACGTAGAGATGTCTTCGGCTTTACCGGTTACGAAGTCTCCACTCTTAGCTTTGGTACATGTAGTAGCTTTAGTAGAGGAGTTCGGTGCGACAAAGAATAAAACCTTTGCAGCGGCGGCTGCGCCAATGACGATTGATTTAGAAAGGGACTCAAGGGAGATGAGGTCGCCAAGGTATTGCTCGACTAAACCTCGACCGTAGTCTTCATTCTCTGCTCGGTTGAACGTGAGGGGGAAGTACGGTGATGCATCTTTGTTGTAGGAACCTTCTGAACCGGGAACACGATTGCCGTTGATTTCCTGGTAGACTTCCCACTTATCACCTTTCAATGTTATGCCGGTGTAAATTTCAACAGTCTTAGTGTCGTCCTCTACTTCGGAACACTGACAGGCAGAGCGAACGCTTTCGTCCAGTGTGCTGGGCATTGCGTTCTCAAGGATAATTATTTGCTTTACTTCACCTTCAGGCGTTCGCTTAACGACGTAGTTCTCAAGGTTGAAGACTCGCATCTGTGTTCGCTCATCATCGGGGACTTGCGGAATGAAGGCGAGTGCGTTGCCACCAACAAGTAAATCAATAATGGCATCGTTCGTAGATACACGGATTGTAGAAGCTTCAATATCATCTTTAATAACACGTTCGTATTTAGCGAGAGCAGCCTCAGCTTCACCCTTGGTGTCCTCATCCATCTCATCCAGAGTGATATCGTCAATCTGGTATTTGAAGAATGGGTCGTTAGGTGGCAGCAAGGCCAGAAGCAGTTTGGCTGCGAGATTAGTTACACCTCGCGCACCAACTGACTGATAGGGAGTAGGTAAAGGTGTGTCACCGTCTGAGCCTTCAGGCGGGAATGTGTAAGGTAGCGTTACCTCAGCTGCAGCTCGTGCTCTCCGTAAGTAGGAGGTACGGTTCTGCTGGAGTTTGGCATAGCGACCTTTAAGTACGCCTTCGGACATATGGGATTAACCTCTAGGAATTGATAAGGAAGATGAAGGAGCTGTAGCGCCTCGACGGGGGATGCCGAGGTTTATCTGCTGCCCGGGCTGTTCGACTATGTCACCACCTACCGGTGCTGGCTTCTCGACCTCCTTGGGAGCGGGAGCTTCTAAACCTTCGAAGTTTGGATTTGAATCTGGAGTATTGTCGCCAGAGAAGGAGAACGGACGAATGAAATGTGTCTGTGTAACACCGTCCTGAGTTGAATCAATGAAACTGAATTCACCCTCAGGGTCAGGACTGACGATAAAGAATCGGCCTGTCAGCGGATTGAACGGGACAATTACGTCACCACCCGGGAGCTGGGTGTTGTTCAATGCTCCTGCAGCTGTAGCGAATTCGACACCATAAGGATTCTCGTTGAAGATATCTCTGAGTTCAGATGCGCCTTCAATGAAGTCATCCACGTTAGGGTCAAGGATGCTGTGAGAACTGGACAATGTGTAACGCTGTCCACCAAAGTTCTCGAATACATCATCAACAACAGTGGTTGCACTCGGCAACTGGAAGAACGAAGCGTTGCCTTGGTTGGCAATGTAACGTAACTCGTCGCCTGCAGTACCGCTGCCGGGGTTGTAAGATGACAGAGACTTAACCCATAAGGCTTCGTGCTCTGAATGTCCCTGAGCCTGTAGAGCTTCGACTTCTTGCTGGTGGTTGTCCTGCCAGATTTGGGTCATCTCTTCTACGGTCTTACCAGGAATTAGGAATTCATCAAGGGAGGATTGTACTGCGAAGTTCTGAAAATCCTGAACGCTTTGGTATCCGAGGTTCAATAGCTCGATATCAGAAAGTCCTTCGATAGCTTCTGCATCTTCAATGGCGGAAGTCTGTGGCCCAGCGAACTGACACATGGTTATGTCCCCGCAGGGGTA